GCAAAATATAACGCTACAGTAACCGCAAATAATGTAATTAGTCCTGACGGAACTCAAAATGCTGATAGGGTTGTTTTTACTACAGACGGATATTTATATCAAGAAAAAGCGATAACAGGTTGGGCAAGTGCTACATTATCAATTTATACTAAAACTACAACTCAAAAAATTGTTTTTATAAGCTAATGCAATTTTATAGCGATTTCCTGAAGTGTATGAAGTTCCGCCGATATTAAACTCTACATTACCCGCAAAAACTCCTATTCCTCTTATAACACCTGTACTTGTAATTCTTATTATTACTCTGTTATTTGTAGTTCCGTCGCTTATGCTAAAATCTTGTTCATCTGCAGTATTTAATTGTGCTTTAATATCTAAAAACATTGTCCCCTCTGTTTGCCCTATTAAACTACTTATTCCTGTTTTAGAAATAACATCAGCGTTACGAGTTACAGATGAGGCTACAGTCGGCACGTATGAAGTGGCGTAACTTCCTTGTTCAACTTGACAACCCCAAAAATAAAGAGTTTCATTACTTCCAATAGGTAAAATTTGCAATAAACCTGTACCGCTTATAGTAAAAGTTCTTTTTAATATTTGTCTATACCAACCATTACCAACATTTATAGTTGAATAAGTATCTGTTCCTGCAGGAGTTGCACCACCAAAAACAATTTTTTGAGTTGTAGTTTTAGTATAAATTGATAATGTAGCACTTGCCCAACCTGTTATCGCTTTTTCTTGATATATATAACCATTTAAACCAAAAACAACTCTATCCGCATTTTGAGTTCCATCAGGACTAATTACATTATTTGCAGTTACTGTAGCATTAGAAGCAAAAGTAGTCCAAGATGCAGTTTCAAATTGTTCTGAATAATTAACTATATTAGTTCTTTGTGGCTCTACCAATAAACTCGGACAACTTCCGTTTGTGTAATCAATACGAGGTATATTTAAACGTGTTGTTGTAGGAAAATATTCTGTTGCTGTTGAGCCTATTTCTAATTGAGCGCCCCAAACATACAATCCACTTGTGCCATTTCCTGTATAAATTAAATTTCCTGAATTATCTAATAATCTTAATTGAAAAATATAAGTTGTTGCAGCAGGCGTAGTTGATAACCAAACACGATACCAATCATTACCAACGCTTTGAATATTCCCACTTGGACTTGATAAATCAAAAGTTGCTAAATCTCCATTACTTCCCTCTCTTAATTGAAATTTAGTTCTTCCTGCAGCTTTTACATAAATACTACTTATATTTATTGAATTATTTACTGTTGGTCGTATATCTAAATAATGAGCATCATTTGTTGTATCTTCCACTAATTTATCTGCAGTTGTAAATCCGTTTGGAGCAGCTATTGAATTAGCACTAATAGTCGCTGCATTTTTAGTCCAAGCAGCATTATCAAATTGCTCTGAATAAGTCAATAAGTTTCTCGGTACTACTTCAATCAATCCCGAACTATTTACTCTCGTTGCTGTTGTAGCACGAACAACATCCATATCGCCTGCTCCACTTGAGGGAACAACTGAATATAACTTGCTTTCTTTTACCGCATTCGGCGTAACAATTAAACTCGCTTTATCTAATAAACTCATAATCTATCTAAATTTTCTAATGTTTGTAATAAACAAGATTCTGCTTCATAATATCCTGAATCAGTTGTAACTCTTGTTCTAAAATCAGTGTTTATAATACTTTCGTTTCCTACTATTTCTGTTTCACCTGCATAACTTACATAGTGAGAATAACCCCAATTAATAGAATTGTTTGCAGCACCTTGACCCCAACCAATCGTGTTGTTATTTGCACCTTGACCCCAATCGATATTATTTGCCATTTTGCTTTTCTAATTTATTTAAAAAGATTTCTAATTTTTTAACATTAGTTTCTTTTGGTTTATATGTTTCTTTTATAGCACCCATCCTGAAAAATTTGCATCTTTATCCGGGTACATATCTGCATTTGAATTCAAATTATATTCAGGAAAAGAAGATTGATTGAAAGTCATATAATCTATAAATCTATTAGTATAACTTTGTGCAGTATCACGTGCTTTTTCAATTAAAAAATCTATTTCTGTTTTATCTACTACAGTACTGTTTTCAGAATTATGTTTAAATACACCTTTCTCGCTGATTTTAATAGATGCATAAGGCAAATATTCTACCATAGTCCAATGTATTACCATCATTTTAATATAATCGCTTAAAAGCGTTGTATAAGGACTTGCTAAATTACCTGCTACAATACCATCGTTAATCTTATTGTATAGTTTAGTCCCTAAATAGTTTTGTATGTGTACTTGTTGAGCTTGAAAGATATATTGTGTATAGCTATCAGGGTCTACATTACCATTTATAATAGTATGTTTAACTAAATCGTTTGTTGTGATAAATAAAGCCTTCGCCATTTCTTATTAATTATTTAGGTAAGAATCCTTGATTAGGCATATCAATCGGTTTTTGATATACTAATGGATTGTTAGTTGGTAATATTTCGCCTTCTTTTCTTGCTGTTGCAGCACTAATTTGTTCCGCATTAGGATTATTTACATCAGCACGTTTTCTATATGTTTCACGAGTCCAAAAATGATGGCAAGCTCCACCGCCTTTGTATAAAAATACATCATAAGTATCAGCACCTTTCGGTCCCCAACCTGCATTAACAGCTGTTGAACTCATTCTTTGTATATCTTCTTTACGATATAACTTATTAGCAGATAACATTTTCTTGCAAAATTGTCTGCTATTTTCTGATTCTTTACCGCTATATCTGTATCTTGATTTAAATAATGCACCATCTTGTTCACTACTTGCATTAGGTATAGCAGTTCCTGTACTTACAAAGTTCCAAATCTTGCTTAATGTAGATTGTTTAGGATTATTTAAAGCTTCTAATTCTTTATCTAATTCTTCTTCATCTTCATAATTTACTTGGCGTGAATCAATTAATTCCCATTCGTTTAAATCTATTTCTTCACCGAAAGAATCTAAATCAATATCATCTAAATGCTTTGAAAGTTTAACTCCTGTTTCTTCTTCAGTTGTTTGTGCATCTAAACCTTCTGTTTCAACGAATTCTAACGGTTGTATTGTTCTAAAATATAATTTTAATGATATACTATTAACAGCTAATATTTCATCAATAGCATCTATTATTTCTAATTGGTATGGTTTAATAACGATATTATCAAATAATAAAGTAGCAGTTTTAATTTCATCTGCATTGTTACCAAGTCCACCATCACCTGTTCTAATTCCTAATAACATTGGTGAAGTAACTCTATGACCTACTATTAATTTATCAAAACATTCTTTAGATAAATATTCGTAATGTGCAGGCGCATCGTTTAATGGTAAATCTTCAACAGTAGTTTTAGATTCTGCATTAGCATTAAAAGCTATAATAACTTTTTCACCTCTTGCACCTGTTAATTTACCCATTACATCACGCTTCATTTTATCACGCATTTCTTCTGAAGGAATACCATTATTGAAGTTGATTACTTTTGTGCCACTAAATCCGTTTTGAACATCGTTAATTTGATAATCAGCAATATTTTCTTCTAATAAAGCATAAGGTAAAGAACCTGAATAATCTATTGGAGAATAATAATCAAATCCACTTACATAAGGTTGGATTACATAAATTTCTACTTCATTACCATTACCAAAACCAAAAGCAGGAATACGTTTTGCATCTTCACTTGTTTTCTTTTTAGTCCAATCGTGGTGATAGTACCAAGCTTCTATTTGTCCTTTATCGTTGCATTTTTCAGCACGTAAAGTTTGCATAGGAAAATGTAATACTTGTTTAACTACTTTATTCTGCATTACAACTTGCATAGCAGCCATTCCTAATAATTTACGCTCTAAAGCTACTTTACGCAAATCTGAATCCTTAATTATAGACTTCATTTGTGCATATTCATTTGGCTTCTTGTTAGAATCTAAAGCATCTAATCCTTTACCATAAATCATATTAGCAATACCTGTAATAATTGCACCATTGGTAGCTGAATATAAATAACGATCTATTAAATATTGAAAGTAATTATTATCACTTCCGTATTCAATGTAATTATTCTTCTTGTTTTCTTGTATTACAGGGCTTGTATAAGCACTTAAATTTACTATTGATATATTACTCATAAATTTTAAATTCGTTGTTTGTAACGTTCGCCACGTATTGATTTTGGTTTACTGTATATGTATCGTTTGGTTGGTTTGTGCAAAAGATAATATCTTTGTAAACTATATTAGAACCATTTTTAATAGTTAAATTATAAAATGTATTTTCTTTTAAATCAAAAATAGTAGAAGTAGTTAAATAATAACTTGACAAAGCAAAAGAAGCTGTTATAGTAGTTTCTTCATTTGTAGTTTCGTTTCTTAAAACAATAGTATTAGCACTATATTCACGTGGAATAAATGTTAAACTTTGTGCTGTAGTTTGTTTCCTTAAAATTATCATAAACTATTTTTATATATTAATAATTTATATTCAAAATTGTTTTAAAACAAAAAAGGATGCTAAATAAATAGCACCCCTTTAAAAAAAACAAACAATAATATTATGCTACAGTTCCTTCAACAATAGAAGCTAAAATACTTGTAGTTAATGGTCCTGTTACAAAGTTTGCAGGTACAGGTTCCATACCTTGAAACTCCATAGAATATCCACTCTTGTCAGCCATAGCAGCACCATTTGAAATAGTTGCAGTAACTAAATCCATACCTTTTGTTAAACCTGCCATAAAGAAGTTTCCGTTGTTATCTTCTACTATGATTTGTGGTCTACCATAAGCTAATAATTTCAACTGCTTGTGGTCTGCAATAGTTAATTTATTAATACTTAAAGTTAATTTTTGGTCTACAAATGTAGTTCCATTTTCTCTTGATGAAGTTACAGTTTGTTCAAATGTTGAAGTTCCCTTCAATTCATATTTGTAACCAACAGGCGTTCCACCTAAAGCAGTAATTACATCCTCTTGTCCTGCAGTTGCAGAATACGTTACCGTTGTAGCATCACCCCAATTAATGAAGTATGCTGCTCTTAATCCACCGATGCTATTTTTGCATTGTTCGGCTCTTCCTAATGATATATCGCAAGGCATAGTTTTATTTTTTAAAAGTTAAAAAAAAAGGGTAGGTATTCAATTTCCTACCCCTTATTTAAATAAACTAAATTAGTATTAGTTAGCGCTGTTTGTGATTCCGTAAGTAACGATATCTTCTACAATAGCGTATTGAACACCTGCAGTAAATCTCATTACAACTCTTACGTTTTGTGAACCATCAATATCAGCCATATCAATAACTTTTACTTCGTTTTGGTCAGATAATAAACCTGTTCCAAAGAATAAGTTAGATTTTTCAGCAGCAATAGCAACGTTAGAAGCTAATCCGTTAGCAACAAAGATTTTAACTCCGTCGAAAGAAAGAGAACCGTTGTTGTACCATTGTGTACCTTGTGCGTTAGCACCATTAGCTCCTAAACCTGAAGCTCCAAATCCACCTAAAGCTCTAACATATGCTCTTGCGATGTTTTGAGAAACGTAGATATACAAATCTTCTTTTCCGTAAAGTTTAGCAGGAATAGCATCAACGATTTTTCCAAGTTCAGCAATTACGTTTGCAGCAGTTACAGTAGTTCCTGCAACCTCTTGTGCAGCAGGTAATCCTGCATCAGCAGTTAATAAAGCAGTAAATCCATTGAATTCACCTGCGTTAGCTGTAGCACCTCTCCAAATGTTTTGTTCAGTTTTTTCAGCAACTTTAGCAGCAACGTGAGAAATCAAGAAATCAGCAAATGATGTTGGTAAAGAATCAAAAGAACTGAACCCCATTTCTACTGATTGCCAAGTAGAATGAAAGTCTTTCTTGCAAAGTTGTAAATTTACTTGAAATTCTTCTGCCAATAAAACTTTTTCAGTTAAAGTAACTGTAGAAGTTGCATCGAAATCACAAGTTGCATCTTTAACGATTGCATCAGTAGCGATTTTTTGGATAACAGATTTGAATTTAACGTTTGGCATTACTTCAATTCCACCATTTGCAATAGTAGAACCTGATAATAATGCAGCAGAAAGATATTTTCCTGCAAACTCACCCGCATAGGTAGTTGTAATTGACGTTGTAGTAGCCATAATTTATTTAATTAAAAAGTTTTGCCATAACTCTATCTTGTGTAGTCATTGGGCGATTAGGTGAAAATTTATTTAGTTTAACTTCGTTTTTAACTTCAGGAGAATGTGTTAATGGTTCAACAACAACATCTGAACTTAATTCTTCTTTAACAACTTCTTTTACTGATTTTAATTCAGCAATTTCAGTTCTTAATTTTTCAATTTCAGCAAAGAACATTTCTTTAGAAACTGATTCTACAATTCTTTTTGGAGTAGCTGTTTCTGCTTGTGCTTCAACAACAACTTCTACTTCAGCTTCAGGCATTTCTTCTTCAGGCATTTCTACCTTCGGTTCTTTAATTTCAGCAATAACACCTTCAACAGATACTACTAAAATCATACCATCTTCCAATTCGTATTCTCCAACAGGTACAGGAATCTTTTCCTCACCATTAACAATAAAAACAGCATTATCCATTTCAAAAGCATCAGCCTCTAAAACAGTAACACCATCCATTAGTTTCATTTGAGCAAGATTTACATCCATACCCAAAAGAGTTTTAATTTCATTAATTACATTCATATTTACTTATTTATTTATTATTAGTCTGCTAATCCTGCGATTAATTTATCAACTGAATTGTATCTTTTCTTTGCTACATCAGATTGAACTTTTGCTCTATCAAAATCAGCTTTAGCATTTGAAGGTAATTCAAGTCCAATTTGTTTAGCCAATTTTTGAAGTTCAGCATATTGAGTTAATACATCATCATATGCTCTTAATGAAACTAAAGCGTCATTTTTATAACCTTGTAAAGCATCTTTAGCTTTTGTTCTTGAAGGCACAACTTTATCTAAAGCTGTTTCTGCAGTTGCTACTGCTTTTTGAAAAGAAGCTAAATCAGCTAATTCAATTTTTTGTGTTGTTAATTCTGTTTTTTTA